CTTGGCCGGGATCAGGACTCTTACGTTAACTGCCATGTGTCACCTAAAAGGTAAATACCATTCGCACGCGACCGGGCAGGCCGGCCAAGCCCGGATCGCCGCCCTCTACCGGGTCGCCACCGTTACCGCCAGCGCCAGCCGTAAGGCTGTTATCGCCGACAATGCCTGCGGCGCCGGTTTGGGTAAAGGCCGCTCCGCCGTTGCCGTTCACTGACGGCGGCACCGTGCCGCCCGTCTGCGTGCCGCCAGCGCCTTGCTGGCTGCCGAATATGCCGATACCGCCATACCCGCCGAAGCCGCCAGTGGCGATCATTTCGTCTAGCGCGTAAGTGCCGGCGTAGACAACAGACTGGGTGCCCGCGCCACCTACGGCGTCGCCCAAAGAGCCGCCATTGCCTGCAGCGCCGACGGTGTAGAGGATGGTTTTGCCAGCATCCGGCGCGGTCAGCACAATCACGCGTTTAGCGTACGCGCCGCCACCGCCACCACCGCCAGGATTTTCTTGCGGCTCGTAGGCAAACTCGCCAAAGATGTTGGTGACTGTGCCGTAACCGCCGCCACCGCCGGCGCCCCACACTTCGATGGTAACGCCTGTGGCAAGGGAAGGGATAGTGACGCTACCCGACCCCGACGAGAAGTCGAATACACCGGCACCGGCTCCCCCCGTCGTGCCTGCGATCGCCGCTGCTAAGGTAGCGCCACTCATTAGGTCAATCCCGCTCCGCTGATCAGCCAAGAGGTGCTGCCAATCTTGACGCAGGTTGCCAAGCCGTTACGAGCCAAGGTGCGCGTGCCGGTCGTGGTGCTGTTCGCCAAGGTCAGCGTGTCGGTGGTAATGGCGATCGACAACGCGCTGGTATTGACGTTGACGATAATGATGACGGTGCCGACGGGGAACGCCACGGCCGAGTTAGCCGGGATCGTCAGCGTCAGGCCGGTGCCGTTCATCAAAATCGACTTACCGCGATCGGCGAGCACTAACTGGTAGTTGACCGTTTGCGACACTTGCGGCGCTTCTCGGTAGCCCACAGCGTAGTTGACGCTAACGGCAGCGTTGTCGGGGATCAGCGGCGTGCCAGTGAACGTCGGTGATGCGATTGGCGCAAACTTAACGTCGCTTTCAGTTTTGGTGTAGGCATTGGTAATGCCGTAACCAGCCAGCGTCGTCGGCGTGCCGGTAATCGTCGACCAGGCCACGCTTTCGGTGGAAATGTCGTTAATACCAACGATATCGTCGTACTCGCCAATCTGTATATCGCACGAATCGGTTAGCACAAAACGATATACGACGCCTTCCGACAGCCACATGTCCTCGGGCAGTCGTCCGCCTGAGTCGAGGATGATGGGGTTGGAGTTAGCCGTCGTGCCGCTATTTGACGTGTAAGTCGTTTGCGGTGTGGTGGTGCCAGCGGCGTAGGTATAAATCTTTCCGCCCGACAGCACAGAACCGTCGTCGGTAAAAAATTGCGCCCCGGCTCCTGCAAAGGCTGAAAGGTAAACGGTCATACGTACACCTGCATAACAGTCAAAATGATTGAAGGAATGGCCGGGACTGGAGGAGCGGCGGCAAAGTTCTGCAACTGCACGTCCAGCGCATCCACGGAAAAGTACAACTGAAAGTAATCGCCGTTAGACAACGGCAAGAAAAAGTTAGCGGCAGAGAAGATTTCGGCGTTGTTGCCTTGAATCTGAATTAGTGACGCAGAGTTGGCTACGGCAGTGCCGTTGATAGCAGGCCAAATGTACAGTCGTCCCGTACCGCCCGAAGTCTTGTCTACCTGAATAGAAAACTGGACATTGTATATAGCGGGTCGAGTAACTTTAATCTTGCTGCTATCGGCTGGGTCACGGTAAACGCCATACGCCGGATCAGCATTGTTGTACGTAATAGCGTAGGCTGTGTTGATGACTGTTGCCGCTTGCGTCTGCGTTGAAAAGAACGAACCGTAGTTGATAAGGCCAGGTTCAAACCGAGGCGGCCCTTTTTGCAGATCGTCCAGTTGCCCCTTAACAACGGCCAACTCGTCCTCGGTGTTTGAGGACAAGGCTGGCGCTAACTCGAGGTCAGCAATAGTCGTTGACGTCGTGCCGCCGCCAGTTAACTGATATTGGTTGTTTAAGAACCGGAACCACTCACGCGAAATAAGGCCAGTGCGTTCGTCCAAAAACGGTACGCGCGGGGCAGGGATTTGCGTGATGTTCTGCGTCACGATGCCGTACCGCTGATCTGCAACTCGGCGCCCATGATGGCGACCTTGACCGGATCGGTGCCGCTGATTTCGTACACGCGGTCACGCAATTTAACGGTCATACCAAGACGACGGAAGATGGCGCGGGTGCCGTATTGACCGACGCGGCCCATCGACGTTTGACGTTCGCCATTCCAGGTGTGGCCGCCGTCGTCCGACCAGCGCAGCATCAGCTGTGGGTTAGCGCCGACAACCGGGCTAGTCTCGATCGCAAGGCTCAAACCATCGTCTTGCACAACGCCCAAAATGTTGTTGCAAGTTTGGGTTTCAATATCTTGCGGGACGTTGGTGCCGAGGTTGGCGTTAAGCGACGGCGCACCAGTCTCCGTGTTAATGATGACTTGCGTTTCGGTCGTAATCTCTGTGGCCGGGTCAAACGCGTCCGCGCCCGGCAAGCCAACGCCCGTCTCACAGTCGATCTGCAATGTGTGCTGCGCGGTGCGCGTCAGGTTGTTAGCGCCTGTCGGCAACGCGCGCCAACGGCGCAGCCACTTCTGTACATGCCCGTCATCCGAGTACACGTCTAAACTAAACGCGTAGAGCTTGTTGTTCTGGTAATCACCAAGAACGGGCTTGCCATCAAACCGCGCATGGCAGTTACCCCGGTGACGCTTAAAGTCACCGTTACGGAACCCGGCGCGTTCGTGCCATGCGCCCGTGGCGGCATCAAACACCCATGTCGTATCCGCGTCGGTAAAGTTCAGCACGTAGAACGTGTGGCCGTCTTGCTGGTAGGTGTACCCCACAGCATCAGCCAAATTGCTGTACCCCTGGATGGCAAATTCGACGGCGTGCGTCGAGATACGAACACCCGTGTAACCTTGCGCGCGGTACACGATACCTTGACCGCGCGGATCCGCGCCGAGCCAAAAGACGGAGTTATCCATCTTGGCAACCGAATACGGTGCAATACAGCCAATCTCGTTAAACGCGCCTTGGATGCGGGTTAACGGGAATAGCGGGTCGCCCGAGTTGTACCAAACTTCAACGGAGTTCTCACCAAACAACCACGCTTCGCGGTGGTCGATGATGAGCGACACCAAGCCGTCCGGTGAGCCTTCGGCGCTGGCGAAATCCAACGGGTCGATCGACAAACCATCGAGCAGCTGCGTCACCCAGACGCGCTGCGAGTTGGGCTCGTTGAACACGAAGTAGCCGTCGAGATAGCCGACTGTTACCGCGCCGGGGAAATCCGGGTCAGTGATCTGTTGGAACTCATCCGTGGCGGTGTTGTAGATGTAGCCGTCGGGGTTTGCAGCGATAAAAATCTGCGTGCCGTTGTCGGCCATCGACACGGGGCCGGTGCCTGACACTAAACCCACATACGCAGAGCCTGCTTCTAAAAGAATGGTGCTACCGTCCTCTAATAGAACGAAACCACCATCCTCCATCGACAATTCGTTGCTGCCTGCAAAGTTGTAGTTAGTATCGAGTTTGTAGAACTCGTTACCTGAAACAACATACAGAAACCCAGCGTGTTCCCACAGCCCGCGAATCGGGCCGGTGCCAACTTCTTTTTTCAGCACTAACCCCGGACAGCGCTGTAAATACGCCGGTTCTTTGCCACCCTCGGGAATAACCTCTGGGTAAAGGTTGACCATCCGGTTGTCGGCAGCATTGACCGACCGGATTACATACGACGACCCGAGGATCGGCGTCTTCATTAGAAGTTGCCCGTAAAGATGTTAAAGCGCGGGCGGTTGACGAGCAGCGCCGCCGGCATTGCCATCACGTCATCCGGGTTGTTGATGCGCTTCAAGTTACGCTTGCTGTACATCGCGATCCGCTGCACTTGCGGCGACGGCTCTACGCCAAACTCCGGTGCGAGCTCGCAAGCCAAGTTGTAGCGAAACGCGCGCAAGTAGCCCGGCGGAAACGTCAGATCGGTATCGAGCGCGGCGGGCGTCGTCAACGGGCGCACAGACACAAAATGGAACTCCAGCACTTTAGTGGGCACTGGATAGACGTAAATCTCCACGTTGGGGTAAGTCATATTGACCCACATCAACTGCGGATATGTGGAGGTGACTGTTTTAACGGCAATATTGTTGTATTGCTCGTTATTGATTAGTTTGATGCCATACGACACGTTAGTCGAGGCGTCACGAAAGTAAGTGGCGTCGTCCATCAAAATAGGGCGTTCGGCGACAAACACGCCGGTTGGGCCCATCGTGATCGTGCGGACGTTAGGAAGCCAGTTGTATATCTGGTCGATGGTGGAAAACACGGACAGACGTTCCGTGTTCCACGAATCAATCATTTGGTTCAGCGCCGTAAGAGCATCTTGCGAAGTGGCAGCTGAAGGCACTTCACCTTCCGCCAACATTCCGATCAGACGCAGCGCACCGTTGATCTGATCTGCAGCGGTGGTGGCCATTAACTACTCCTTACGGCGGCGGCGCGTTCTCAACGCGTTAGGGGCAGAAGTCTCCGACGCCGCCATTTCTGACGACGCCGGAGATTCTGAATCATCACAATCGGATGGGTCAAATTCTTCCCATCCGTGCTCCATATCTTCCCTCGCTTCCAGCCAGGAAATCGCAACCTTTTCCCCGTGCTTGGGGTGGCGAAGATAGATATTCGGCATATTACGAGACG